GTTCGAACTCTAAGGCTGAACTACTGACATGCGCATCAAATTTCTCTGCATCCATGCCCAATGCAACAGGGTTACGGAACCTGTTCCATTTGGAATGAATTGCACGAGCTGAATCAACTGCGTTTAACCCTTTAATTACTGTATGGGTAGAGACACTAGCAAATGCTGCATTAATTGCTTCAAAAAATGGCTTTTCAGCATGCTTGAGGTACCGTCCCAACTCCAAATTGTATCGCGGATCACGTGGGTTAATGCCACGTGGAGCTTTACCAAGGTCTTGTTTCTCGAATTTAACAAACATCTTCAAGTACGCATCGCGTTCATGTAAACGCTCTCTTGACAACGATTCCATCGCGGTCTGATAAACCAGGCGTTTGCTACCGGTATAGCGGTCAACAACTTGTTGGCGGCTCAAACGGGGTAGGTTTGGCATGTTCATCATTACATTCTCACGAAAATTCTTGAAGTGTGTATTGTTAAATGCGCCAACTCGCGGGGTGTATACATTTCTAAACCCTCCATTCTTCTTGTCTGCACAGAAGAAATAGCGCTCAGTGAGCGCCCGCGATATGGCGTCTACGTTATTGTTATAAACTCCTAGGTTGTGATCTAGGCCAAACTGCGTGATAACGTTATATCGACGCTGTTTGAATGGCTGCCCATTCCTGTGTATGCACAACTTGCCTACTTTATCTGTTGCAACCCTATCCACCAAGTCTTGGTTAACAACAGTGTTCGACCCATACACAGTAATCGGGCGCCCTCAGCACACAACTGGCGCCGCTGATGGGGTTTTCCCAAAAGCAGCACGCAGCCAGCGCGGTAAGCGCACCCTCACAGTCGCTATCTCATCGGCAACACTCTCGTTAAAATACGTGTTTAGCACAAACTGATGATGATGTGCTACATCCACGTGTCTCACACACGCATCCCTGCAAACGCGTAAGTATTCCCTTTCAATAAGCAACCGATTTGCTTCCGTACAAGCCAGGCGACCAAACTTCGCTCTTAATGCAAAGGTTATAGAGGCAACAAATCGTGGTATAACACGCACGCGTTGTTGGTCACCGACAGCCTCACGTTTAAGCGAATTGCTATCAACAACATTTTCGCTTGAACCCACACTTCCTGACAAACTCACTAACTCAGACACCTGTAGTGGTTCGGGCACATTAACTGTTAGTCCTGCGTCATCATCACCAGAACATAACGCTAGATACCTTGAAGTAAGTCCACGTATTTCATAATCATCCTCTTCTGATTTCATACTCTCATCAGTCTCACTTTGTGCGCAGTATTTTGACATGTCATAACCTGTACTTCCATAAATATCGGAAATGGTGTCTTTAACAGCATTAATATCACATCCACGAATATGTAATTTCATTTCATTACGTATCGAGTCTCTAATTTTTGCTTCCAAAACGACATCATCCAATTCTGTATCATCAAGACAAAATATTCTACGCAACACTTTACTGTTGACCAACCATCGGTAGGGCCAACGCAAGTGGGACCAACTCTTTCGCTTCTTGTCACTCGTTTTCATCACATCAACAATTTCAATATTCGCAGGCGCGACCCAGCTGGTTAAACTGGGCGCTGAAAAATCTTGTAAAAACGCAAATTCATTAGTTGTGGCCATAGTTAAGTA